AGAAGCACCAGGTATAGAAGAACGTAAAATAGAATTGATGGATCTAGCACGAGCTGCTGCAGATCAACCCGTAAATATTCCTGCAATGCAAGTCGCACCATTTAGTGCGCTAGAACAACAAGGATTAACGGCTGCTGGAACAACAGGAGTTGGCGCTCCAACTGTAACATCGGGCATCGGACAATTGCTTGCAGCACAAACACCAAATATTTCACAATTTTTCAATCCATATCAATCTTATGTTGTTGATGAAATTAATAGACAGGCAGCACAAGCACAAAATAGATTAGGTGCACAAGCAGTTTTATCAGGAGCTTTTGGTGGAGGTAGAGAAGGTGTTGCACAAGCTGAGTTAGAGAGAGCAAGATTAGGACAAGTTGGATTAGCTCAACAAAGAGGGTTTGGTCAAGCATTAAGCGCTGCTCAACAACAGCAACAACAGCAAGCAGCTATCGGGGGTCAGTTAGCTAGTATAGGTGCTGGTCAACAACAAATGGCTCAATCAGATATTAATCAATTATTACAAGCAGGTGGATTACAAAGACAACTTGCTCAAACAACTTTAGATGCAGCAAGACAATCTCAATTACAACAAGCATATGAACCTTACCAAAGAGCTGAGTTTTTATCTAACATCTATGCTGCTGGACCAAAATCACAATCTACGATCACAGCTTCGACTCAGCCACAAACTAGTCCACTAGCTCAATCTATTGGAACTGGTATCAGTGCATTCCAAGCATTCCAAGGTATGCAAGGGAGGGGTTAATGTCTCTCAATAAAGTTTTAAATAGACCTCTGTTTAGAAAAGAAGCATTAAGAAAAGGTGCATTGAAACCTATTAAAGCACAAATAGGAACGATGGTTGGACAACCTATAAATGTTTCTCAACCTATAAATCCAAGAACACCTGTACCAGCTGTGAGACCAAATATATTTAAAAGAGCTGCAGGTGATATTAGAGCTTTTACTCAAAGACCAGGACAATTTTTTAGTCCTAGAACAGGTAGATTTACACCTGGAGCAGGCACGGCAGCTTTTTTAGGAGTAGAAGGTTTAGCACCTATCATTGGTGCCGGAAGAAGAAAACTTGGTATCGCTGATACGAGTCCTTATGCAGGTTTAATAGATTATGGTATTGGTGGTCTTTTAACTCTAACTCCAATGGGTAGAGCTGTTGGTCTTGGTGCTTTAGCCACTAGAGGAGCTTTAGGTGCTTTTGATTATGTACAAAATAGACCTGTTGGTACTACAACAGCAAAACTAACACCTAATTTAGGACAACCGCTAGGATTATTTGGACCAATCGATCCATCTAAACCAAGAGGTAGAGGTGCAATCAAAAAAGCAAAAGAAGAAAGAGAAAAACAAATTAAACTTGCTGAAGCAGAAGGTTCAGAAGTAGGAATTACTGATCAATTAACTCAACCACAAAACGAAACTCAATTAGGACAAACAGAAGTTGTTGATTTAAACAAAACAATTAGAAACAGAAGAGGTGAGACATCATTAGAACCAACTGTACCAGTGCAAACTGTTGCAGCAAAAACATCAACACCTGAACCCGATGGTCCGGTAGGTATTGAAGGTAGAGATATATCAATTAAACCTGAAGCACCTGTAAAAGAAAATGCATTACAACAAGCACAAAAAATTTACCAAGACTCTACTGAGGGTAAAGGAACTGAAAGACCTATTGGTGGTAAGTTATTTACATCTGATTTGATTGAAAGAGCTAAACAAATAAGAAGTGAACTTGGTCAAGATCCTCAAGGTGATCTAGCTAGAACTACATTCTTATCTACATTAGCAGCAGGTCTAATGGCGGG